GTTCACTATTAGAAGGTGCAAGAAAGACTTGGAAACAATTAACTCTTATGGAAGATGCGATGATGATTCACAGAATTATGAGAGCACCTGAAAAGAGAATCTTCAAAATTGATATTGGTAATATCCCACCTGGTGAAGTTGACCAGTATATGGCTAACATTATCGAACAGATGAAGAAAACTCCATACATAGATGAAACAACAGGAGATTATAACTTAAAGTTTAATCTTCAAAATATGTTGGAAGATTACTACTTACCTGTTAGAGGTGGACAAAGTGGTACTGAGATTGATTCTCTAAGTGGAATGGAGTTCGGTGGTATTGATGATATTGAATATCTAAAGAACAGAATGATGGCGGCACTTAAAGTTCCAAAAGCATTTATTGGATATGAAGAAGGTGTTGAGGGTAAAGCAACATTAGCACAAGAAGATATTAGATTCGCTCGTTCTGTAGAAAGAATCCAAAAGATTGTACTTTCAGAATTAACTAAGATTGCCATTGTACACTTATACTCACAAGGATATACAGATGAAGAGTTAGTAAACTTTGAATTAGAACTTACTACTCCATCTATTATATACGAACAAGAAAAGGCAAACCTTTGGTCTGAAAAAGTATCATTGGCAAGTGATATCAAAGATTTAAAAATGGTATCACAAGAGTGGGTTTATGAAAACATATTTAATATGAGTGAAGATGAGTGGAAGAAAGAACAATTCAAAGTTATTAACAATTTGAAATTAGGATTCAGACACGAACAAATAGAATCAGAAGGTAACGACCCAATCAAAACAGGTGAATCATTTGGTACTCCACATGATTTGGCGGCACTATCTCAACAAGGTGGTGATGATGATGGTGGTGATAATCCATTTGGTGAAAACAAAGGTGGAGCACCTGAAGGTGGGTTTGAAGGAGCTGGTAGACCTAAAGAACCTGGTAATTACAAAACTGATGAAAATCCATTTGGTAGAGACCCATTAGGAAATAGAGCAAATCGACCTACTAAAAACGAAAGATATAATGCACAATCTGTTATCAATAAAGAACAAATAGATGCTGTTATCGGTAGGATGAAATCACATAGAAAAACACCTAATATTATATTAGAATCACTCAAAGAAGATACCAATGATGAAAGTTTATCATTATTGGATGAGAAAAACATATTGGATTCTTAGAAATATAATATTTATAAACAAAATATATAGTTACTTTTATCGAAAACGACGAGGAACAGAATGAAAAAATTAAAACATAGTAAGTACAAAAATACTGGAATCTTATTTGAACTATTGGTAAGACAGATTAGTACCGATACTTTAAATAATATGGATTCTAAGGCTACTTACATCATAAGAGAACATTTCGGTAAGAGCACAGAGTTAGCAAAAGAACTTAAATTATACAAATTATTTATTGAAGAATCGTTTGATTCAGATTATAAAGCATCTGAGTTTTTAAATATCATTCTAAAGGAAAGAAAAAAATTAAACGAATCTGTTTTAAATAGACAAAAGTATAATTTAATCAAAGCTATTAAGAAAAATTTTGTAATTGAAGATTTCTTTAAGTACAGAGTAAGTAACTATAAAGAAAACGCCTCAATATATAAGTTGTTCGAACACACTACATCGGATAATCCAAAAGAATATATTGAATGTAAATCAACTATATTAGAATCACTTACAAATTCTAACAAAAGTAATGATAAAGTAGTATCTACTATTAATGAAGAGTATTCTAAACAACCAAAAGAGGTAAGATTACTCGCATGGAAAATGTTAGTTGAGAATTTTAATAACAAATATACTACATTAACTGAAAAACAACAAGATATTCTTAGAGAATACATTAATTCAGTTGATAATTCTGAAAAATTGAAAAAATTTGTTGTTAGAGAGTGTAACGGTTTAAAGAAATCTATTAATTCTATCAAAGTAAACGATACAGTTACAAAAATAAAAGTAAATGAAGTACTAAAATTGATTTCTAAGTTAAAATCAGCAAAAGTAATTACAGAATCTCAAATTTTATCACTACTTAGATATCACGAACTATATAATGAATTGAAAAGGGTGTTTAAATGAAAAGTTTAATCAAAGAAATCGAAGATAAGTTCGAAGAAATAGAAGAATCCAATGTAACTGGTAACTTAGATGGTGGTGAAGGACCTCCAAAGACTCCTTACGCTTTTGCAAAGAGTAAAGATGAAGATGATTTGGATGATGACCATATCGAAGTATTGGGTTATAAGAAATCGAAAGAAAAAAAGATGAACACAAAGAAATTAGAATCATTAGAACGTAAGTTAGAAAATAAAATTAACGAAATATCTTACAAAGAGTTTAAAAAAGATGAAAATCTAAAACAACATCAAAAAATTAATCACTCTATTAAAGAAATTAATAGTATGATGTTTAAATTAGAGAGAATCGTTAATCAAAACGCAAAACTAAAGACTGAAGCTGGTGTTCATAACGGACAATATTGGAAATCAACTCAAAAAAGATTCGGTAAGATTTCAGAACGTATGTTAAACGTTGCAAGAAAGATAAAAGAACTATCAGTATGAGTTCCAAAAAGAAAATATTAAAAGAAGAACTCACAAATAAAGATTTGGAGAATATTAGGCTACTTATAAGATATGAAGTAGCACAAATCATGTTTGATTTATACAGAAAACGAAAAGTTTGGGGAGCATAATGGGTAGATTACTTATAGATACTATTCCTTTTAAGATGACTAAAAGGCAAATCAACGAATCATTGGAAGATAACAATGGTAGGTTGATTGTTAATGGTGTGCTCCAAAGAGCTGAGGCTGAAAATCAAAATGGTAGAGTATATCCACGTAATATCTTAGAAAGAGAAGTGGAAAAGTACAAAAATAGAGAAATCAAAGAGAATAGAGCGTTTGGTGAGTTAGACCATCCTGAATCTCAAGTGGTTGAACTAAAAAATACTTCTCACATCGTAAGAGATGTGTATTGGAAGGGTGATGATGTAATGGGTAAGGTAGAAATCCTAAAAACACCATCAGGTAACATCCTTAAAGAACTTTTAGAAGCAGGTTGCACTGTTGGTATCTCTTCAAGAGGTATGGGTTCTGTAAAAGAATCTTCAAATGGTAAAACTGTAACTGTAGAAGATGATTTTGATTTAATTTGTTGGGATTTTGTATCAAACCCATCAACACATGGTGCATTTATGAGACCTATGAATGAATCAGTAGTTGGAAAATCAAAAAAACCTTCATATAAAAAAATTAATAGATTGGTAAGAGACATCATTTGTGAAATTGATGGAGTTTGTGCTATTTAGGAGAGAATAAATGAAATTAACTGATATAAAAAACTCACTTAACGAAATCTCAGCAATCGGTGGATTAAAGCAGGTTGTAAAAGGTAATACTGATAGAGTAGAAGGAATTAAACTATCAAAAGAAATGGCACAAGCTATGATTGATTGGTTTAACTCTTCACCTTATGGTAGAAAATATCCAAACGCTAAAAAAGGTAGATTACATATATCATTAGGTATTATGAGTAATATGGGATTAGATAGATATGCTAAACACAAAGGTGCTAAAGAAGAATTAAAGTATATCAAAACTTTGGCGAAGGCAATGAGAGATAATGTAAATGAATCTACACTAAAATTAGATGAAGGTACTCGTTCACAAGTAGGTATTATTGATAAGAGTGGTAAAATTCAATCAGCATACGTTCACTTTGATGGATATCCGTCTAATATGAAACCAGGTCTTAAAAAACATATGAAGAACGAAAAAGATGTTCTTAAATTAATTAAGAGTGGTGGGGCGAGAGGAATCTACAATGATAAAGATGTGGAGTTCTATAACGAAAAACCAAATCCTATAAAGGGTGATACTAAAGATATCGCTAAATACATAAAAAAGACCGGTATGGCGGGTGGTGCAGAATATGTGTACTTATATGATATGAGAGATAAAAAATGGTATTTCGCTGCATCTGGTGAAAGAGAATTACAAGGATTATATGAATCACTTAACGAAAAAGCAGACCCTAAAAACTTCACAAAAGGATTTGAAAAAGGTGATGTTATTGTAAGTGATGATAACTCAAGATATGTAATCGTTGCTCAAAGAGGAAAACAATTTATTGTTGGTGATAATGGGGAGCGAAGAGAATCATTACCAGGTGGTAAAGTTGGTAAGAAAAAACTTAAAGGTAATTTATCATTAAAGGATGTTCTTGGTGAATCACTTAACGAAAGAGATGATGCTGGTACTCACTTAGATAGATTAGCTGATTTAGTTGGTAAGGCAAAAGATTTCTTCGCAATCGGTAAAGAGTTAGATAAAGGTGGTTACAAAAAGAAATACTTCTATAGTTCTACAATGATGCCAATGTATCAGATTGAAATCGATGGATTCAAATTTGGTATCATCAACAAAAAATATGTTGATAAAGGTGATAGAGAAGTTGGTAGTACCGCAATCGGTTTGATGGAATCAATGAAGATGAACGAAGCTAAGTACGATATCGGAATGGCTCGTAAAGGAAACGGATTAACTATTTACAACAGAGCTGAAGAAGAAAATGGTGATTACAAAAATGTAGCTCACATTGATAATAAAGGTAAGATAAAGTATTACGATAAAAAAGTTCCATCTAAGATTAAAAAGCAAATCGAAATGGAAGCTAAAAAAATGATGGAAATAAAAATAGAGGGAACTATGAAATTAAAAGACTTATTAAACGAATCGTTTGAATCAATGAAAGTTTATTCAAACCCATTTCACACTCCATTCGTAAAAGAAAACGAACAAGAGAGAGGTGAGGAATCTAATGAGATGACCAACGAACAGAAATCAGCTTTCTTAGAAGCGGTTAAAGCATACAAATCATTTGGTGAAACTGTATATAGAAAAGAAGGTTTAACTAAAGTGTACGAATCAATCAGAAACGTAGTAGAACTTGCTGGTAAGAACATGGTTAAAGAAACCGAAGGTTCATTTGATGGTATCACAGTTGGTAGACACGTAAAAAGAATGAACGAATCATTTAGAATATTCGAAAAAACTTTAAGAGAAGTTCATACACTACAACAAAGATTAGAATCAACTTATGATGAAATTGGTGAAGTATTAGGAAAGTATTACGAAATCAATGAAGTAGAAGAAAAAGTTGAAGAAGGAAATGAGTTCGGAGCCGCAAGAGCTAAAGCAATTGCAGCAGGTGAAGATTCTTTTGAAGTAGATGGTAAAACTTATCCTGTAAAATCAGTTGATAAAGATGATAAAGAAAACGCAAAAGATTTCGCTAACGAATCTAAATCAATGAAACTTACTTCATTACTAAATGAATCATTTGGGATAGGAGAGTTACCATCAGAAAAGTTAATTAAGATGAAAGTATCGGCTAAAGATATGTTAGATTCAGTTAACGAAACTTACGAAGATGAAATCTCTGTAGATGATGAAACTGAATTCAAAGTTGATTTAAAACATCTTTTAGATAAACATAAAGTAGAAGAAGATAAAGTTGATGAAGGATTCTCTACTGAAGAAAAACGAATCGTAATGATGGCAGTTAGAAAGATTGCTAAATATATGAACAGAGACCTTGCAACTGCGTTACGTTATGTAATCGGTACGGCAAAAGAACTTGAAAGTAGTGGTAAGGTAAAGTAATGGATAGATTAAACATCGGTAGAATATCTTCAAAAAAAATGGATATGTTACAAGACTTATCAGTTGATTTTTCACAATTGGTAAAGAAGTATATTAAAAATTTAAAAAAGTTATCATCAAAAGACCAAAAAGCATTTGGTAAGTTGTTTGGTGATTTCAAAGATGGGTTAGATGATTTATCCACAAATGAATCAGTAAATGAGGTAGATACAAAAAAAGCTGATACGATTAGAAAATCAATGCCAGGATATGTTGGACCAAAGTTCGCAAAGAAAGCATCAGATGAAGATATTTTAGCGATGGCTGATTTAAAAGATGAGAAAGCCAAAATCTATAATAGATACCTAAAAGATGTAATGGGTAAGATTTCTAAACTTCAAAAAAAATATAATATTAAAGAATCAGTAAACGAATCAGTAAACGAAGCTGAAGAACCAGAAATCATTACACAATTAAGAAAAGGTGGTTATCAAACTTTAAAAGACCCTCAAACAGGTAAGAAAGTAAAAATTGATAACTACTCATCATCAGCAATCGTAGCTGTATATGATGCACTTAAAAAAGATAAAGTAAAAGAAAAATTTGTAAACCTACCACTACTTAAAATGGCAAATGTAGCTTTTAAAGCAATGAAGTAACTTTACTAAAATAATTTTGATATTTATATACACCTACACGATATTGTGATAGGTGTATTTTTTTTAAATAACATACATGCAAGATAACAAAAAAAGAACTTATAAAAAAATTAAACGTGAAGATATGGATATTCCAGGATGTGCAACAGGTGTAAAGGTAGTTAATGGTAATATAGAATTAGCTCTCAAAATGTGGAAACGTAAAGTAAAAGATAGTGGAAAGATTGAAGAATTAAAAAACCGTAAGGAATATATCAAACCATCTGCCGTTAAAAGAAAACAAAAACAACAAGCAGTTAGAGCTGAATATAGGCGAAGAATGTTTGAAAATTAATTATAGTAAACACTTTTTTAGTGTTTCCAATAATACTACACTATTTATTGTAGATAAAAATATCATCTCCCAATAGATGATTAAAATATATTAGTAATAATATTCTATTAAGATTCTCAATAATCTTATTTCCAAAAACAATTTAGGAGAAACAAAATGGCAAATAGAAAAGATTTGTTATCTGAAGCTATTGCTGATGCTAAAGCCGTTAAAGAAACTGCTCTTGCAAATGCAAAACTTGCTTTAGAAGAGGCTTTTACTCCAAAACTACAATCAATGATTTCTGCAAAGTTAGCTGAAGAAGCTGATGATGAAGAAGTTAACGACGAAGTAGACCACAACAATGAGGAATTAGATTCTTCAGATTTAGGTTCTGGCGATAACGCTGAACCATCTGATGATGCTAGTGATTCATCTGATGTAGAAAACGATGACGAGTTGGTTGCAGAAGAGGAAGATGATAAAGCACACAACGAAGAAGAAGGTCATGCTAAAGATGAAGATTATCACGAAGGTGATGATAACGGTCCAAAAGATGAAATGTATGATGATGAACATGATGGTGAGAAAGTAGAAGAAGATTCTCACGATGGTGAAAATGAATCATATCATGAAGATGAAGAATCTGATGACGACGATGATTTAGATTTAGAATCTGTAATCGCTGAACTTGAAGCTGAAATGGCTGAACCTGCAGATGAAACGTATGAAGAAGAAGATTCAAAAGATGATTCTAATGAAACATACGAAGATGAAGAAGGTGAAGATGAAGAAGAAGGTGAAGATATGGATGCAGAAGAAGATGAAGATGAAGAAGAAATCGACTTAGACGAAGTAATTCGTACTTTAAAGGAGATGGAAGATGATTCTAAAGATTCTAACGAAACAGTTGAAGAAGAAGAAGTTGAAGATGAAGAAGGTGAAGTAGTTAAAGAATTAGAAGAAGCTTATTCAACAATTGAAAGTTTACAAAAAACTATCAACGAAGTGAATTTGTTAAACGCTAAGTTACTTTACACTAACAAACTATTCAGAACTTTTGACTTAAACGAAAACCAAAAGGTAAAAGTTTTAGAAAACTTCGATAGAACTTCATCGGTAAGAGAAGTGAAATTAGTATTCTCAACCTTAGCAGAAAACTTAAACGTTGCTAAAAAGAAAAGAACAGTTGTAAAAGAAGGATATGCTTCAAAAGCAACAAAAAGTTCAGCACCAAAGAAAATAATTTCTGAGGGCAATGAATTATCGGCAAGATGGAAAAAACTTGCAGGTTTAAAATAATTAATAAGATTAATAACGGAGAAAGAAAATGGATTTAAAAAACATCCTTAATGAAGGTTCATCTCACCAAGCAAGATTATCTGAGGCAACTAGAGCTCTTGCAGGAAAGTGGGAAAAAACCGGTCTTTTAGAAGGTATTGACAACGAAGTTGAAAAAGCTGGTGTTGCAACCCTTTTAGAAAACCAAGCGAGACAACTCGTAAAAGAAGCTTCTACTACTGGTACATCTGCTAACTCTGAAGAGTGGGCTGGTGTTGCACTTCCATTAGTAAGAAGAATTTTTTCTGAAATCGTAGCTAAAGACTTTGTATCAGTTCAACCAATGAACTTACCATCAGGTCTTGTATTCTATTTAGATTTCAAATACGGTACTAACCAACCAGGTTTCACATCTGGTAGTGGTAAAGATTCACAAGCTGATTCTGTATTCGGTATCACAGAAACATCTTCAGACCCATCAGGCGGTTTGTATGGTGCTGGTAGATTCGGATACTCAATCAACGACCAAGAATCTGCAGCACAAACGTTAGGTACTGCTGGTACTAACAAATTCGTAACAGGTTCTTTATCTGCTAGTGATTACAACTACGACACTGGGTTCTCTGCATCTAATGCAGGTAACATGGATGCTGGTGGTTCTGTATTTACAGCTGCTGTTCCTACTGCATCTATCTCAGGATTTGATGACAAAGGAATCAGAGGATTTAGAGTAACTGCTACTGGTGTAACTGCACAATATCCACAATTTACTAAGTTAAGTGGTGGTGATGTAGTATTCGTACTTGCTGGAGCTTTAAATGCTACTAACGATTTAAAAGTTAAGTATCACAAGCAACCAGATGACGTTTCAAGAGGTGATTTCGAAGCAACTGATAATCAGTCAAACCCTGAAGGTGATATCGGAATTCCAGAATTAAACGTAGAGATGAAATCTCTTCCTATTGTTGCTAAGACTAGAAAGTTAAAAGCACAATGGACACCTGAATTCGCACAAGATTTGAATGCATATCACTCAATCGATGCTGAGGCTGAGTTAACTTCAATGTTATCTGAGTACATCTCACAAGAAATCGATTTAGAGATTTTAGATATGTTGATTCAAGATGCTAAATCAGTAGGTTACTGGTCAACGCAAGTTGGTAGAGAGTGGAATGGTTCAGCATTCGCTAACTACTCATCTACAGCGGCTCAAGCATCTGCATTCAATCAAGGTGCATGGTTCCAGACTTTAGGAACTGTAATCGCTGGTGTATCTAACGCTATTCACCAAAAAACTTTAAGAGGTGGTGCTAATTTCTTAGTAGTATCTCCTGATGTTGCAACTATCATCGAATCAATTCCAGGATACGCTTCTTCAGCGGATAATGGTGATGCTCAGTTTGCATTTGGTGTAACTAAAGTTGGTTCATTAAATAGTAGATTCCAAGTTTATAAGAATCCTTACATGAAAGAGAACGTAATTTTAATGGGATATAGAGGAACACAATTCCTTGAAACAGGAGCTGTATATGCACCGTACATTCCACTAATTATGACTCCATTAGTGTATGACCCAAAGAACTTCACTCCAAGAAAAGGTGTAATGACACGTTACGCTAAGAAAATGTTGAGAGGTGAGTTCTACGGAAAAATCTTTGTAGATTCATTAAACAAGATTCAGTAATCATTTGATTATTGATACACACTAAATTAAGGGGGAAGAAATTCCCCCTTTTTTTATGCCTAATTGATATTTATGATAAAGAGTTATTTAATTATTGGAAAAAGGAAAGTATGGCTGAAAACAAAGACAAAACTCCACCAAAAGGTAATGTGAGATTTTCGATATCTCTATCGGAAGAACAGAAAACGGCGAAAGCACAAATATTAAATCATCCCTTCAATTTTATTATAGGAAAGGCCGGAAGTGGTAAAACACTATTGGCATGTCAAATTGGGTTGGATATGTTCTTTAAAAGAAAAGTTAACAAAATTGTTATAACAAGACCAACTGTATCAAATGAAGATAATGGATTCTTACCAGGCTCTTTAGAAGAAAAGATGGAGCCATGGCTAGTTCCAATTAGAGCTAATATGAGAAAGGTTTATAATAAACCAAATATATTACAGAAGATGGAAAGTGATGAGAGTATCGAATTAGTTTCTTTATCACACTTCAGAGGAAGAACTTTTGATAACTCTATATGTATAGTTGATGAGTTCCAAAATTTAACAAAACAACAGTTATTAATGGTACTCGGTAGGGTAGGTAAAGGCTCTACTATGATTCTATGTGGTGATAAACAACAAATAGATTTAAAACATAATAATGATTCGGCAGTACACGAAGTTCCTAAGTTAAAAGGTTCTACTTTTGTATATGATATTATGTTAAAAGATAACCACAGACATGAATCTTTAGATGAAATTTTAACTTTACTAACTGATTACTAATAAATATTATATTTATATGTAACTAACAAAGATAATTAAGGGAAATAACGTGGCAGATTACACAGGTTCATTTAGTGGTTCTTATGAAGGAAATGGTAGCGGATTAACAAATATAGATTATTATAATTTAAGTAATTTACCTACTACAATAACACCTTTTCAGAAAAACTCAATCTTAGCTAATAATTCTATTAGAGATAACTTTGTATCCAATGTAAAGGCTAGATTAGATGCAGAAAATGTTATAAGTTCATCAGCTCAGTTAACAACTGAATTTGATATAAGATATGGTAATGAAACAGGTGATGATTTAGTTAGTGGTTCTGCTCAAATTGTAAGTTTATTACCAAACGGAGTTGTTAGTGGTAGTTCTCAACTACCGAGTGGATTAATTAGTGGTAGTTCTCAATTACCTGAAGGTATAGTAAGTGCCTCTAATCAAATAGTAGAAAAACTACCTGATGGTGTAGTTAGTGGTTCATCACAAATTACATCAGTAGTTACAGATAACTACATATCAGCATCAGCCGCATCAAGTGGTTTTGGTGATACCGGAGTTATAAACTACAATGAATTAGAAAATATTCCTTCTGGAATTATTAGTGGTAGTTCACAATTACCATCAAATGTAATATCATCATCAGCTCAAATAACAGCATTAGGTTATTCAACAACAGATAATGATTCACAAACACTTTCATTAGTGGGACAAACACTATCTATTAGTAGTGGTAACTCTGTTTCACTCGCTGGAATAGCCGGTGGTGGTGGTAGTGGTGGAGCATCAATTTGGAATACAGGTTCTCAAGACCCTGAGAGTTACACCAAATTAATGACACAAAATAATTTAGAGGTTACGGGTAGTGTGGATATCAAAGGAGATTTTACAGTCAACGGACAAAGTGTGTTCACTCAAACATCAGCATCAGATGCTGGAAATGCCATTGTTGTTAATGGTAGATTAAAAGTTTTAGAAGAAACAATTGGAAGTTATATAGCTTCCGCATCTATTCAAGTAGGAAATACTCAAGACACAATTGATTGTGGTGGGTTTTTCTAATGTTTGAATATTTATAAAAGATTTAGAGAGTAATAGTAAAAACTATACACAAGTAATGGGATAAAAATATGGCTCAAACAATAAAACATAGAAGAGGTTCGGTATCATCTGTAAGGAATATTACATCGTTTGGTGAAGCCGAAATTGTAATAGGTAGTGGTTCGGTAGATTCTAAAGTAGATGGCCCAATCGTTTACATAGGTAAACCTGGTGGTGATACTGCCGCAAATGATTATGTACCTATCTCAAAAATATACACCGGAGCGGGAGTTCCATCAATGACACCTGCTAATTTTGGTACAACATTAGATGGATTGCCATATTATGATTCTACCAATAAAAAATTATATATTTTAGGTTCACATACAGATGGAACATCAGGACATACTGAGATTCTGATTACATCTGAATCAATGCAAAACTTTAATACAGTTGTATCTGCCTCAGTTGCGGCAGATGGATTTGGTGCTGGTATATTTGAAGAACTAAGTTCTACATTATATAAGGCAGATGGTAAATCAATACAAATTACAGGTTCTAACTCTAATACGGCATTAGAAGTATCACAATCTATAAAAGCATATAATATAAATGCTGGTAATCCTACATCAAATGCATGGGGAACTAATTTAGATGGTTCATACTTTAATAATTTTAACTCTGATACAGATGTATCTGAGATTTTAAGATTCGTTGCAGGTTTATTATCATCATCGGCGGCGAATCCAACGGCAAATAGTAGAACTTATAGTTCTATTTCAGAAAATAAAAGTAATACAACAACTGGAACAGCTCCTGCAGGTTATGTATCAACAGACCACGGCATAGCAGATATTGAGTTTTTAATTGGAAAGGGATTTGCTTCAGTTGGTGGTACAATATTTCCAGGAAAAACAATTTATACCAATAATGGGTATTCTATATCATATTCATCAGTAGCTGGTGGTTCATCGGCAGTAGAATCATCAAATGATTCACAATTATTTGGATTAGGTGCTTTAAGTAGTGGTAATGCCGCTGAACTTAGGGTAAGTGGTTCACATACATTTAAGTTTTTTGAAAGCCAAACGGCAATTAATGGTGATTCTGCTACAGAAACATCATCTTCAGGTGTTATATTAAGTAATTCATCATTTGGAACTTCAAATGGACTAACTATCGCTAAAATTAATACTGTAAATCCTGCTGTTATACCAGCGGCCTTCCAAGATGGTAAATTCGCAAGTGTACATTCACAAAACTTAGTAAATTGGACGAGTGAAACACTAACTTCGGTATCAGCATCAGGACAATATGAGATTGATACAACTATTGGAATCGGAACAGGTTCACAATCAGATTATACTACTAAAACTGCCAATGAAACAATCTTTTGGGCTCCACTTTCACAAATAGATGGAAACATTGGATTAAATGATATTGCAAGTAGTGGTGTTGGAGTAACCGCAGTAACACTAACATCAGGTTCTCTTTCTGGAGCACCATATATAAGTGGTGGAACTTGGAAATTAGTAGCAACTGCGAGTGGAGTATTCAATCCTATGTACGCGGCAAACACTACATTGGTAGATGTATCAATTGGAAGTACAACTGGATACACAATCTCAAATACATCTGGTAATGATACATTATCAACATCAGGTGGTTCAATCCAAACATCAGGAATGGTAAAAAATAGTGGTGGAAACACTGCAAGAAATAGTGGTACACCTGTTGCAACAGACCAAGTAGAAGTTGAAGCAGTTTATACAATTAGTGGTACAGGTGATACTTTTAATGAAACTGGATTTAGTGATACTTCATATACTTTAGCATTAAAAGCTAGAAACAGAGAAAGTACACAAGAAACTTTAAGTACTCAAACTGTAAACTTACATACGGCAGGAACATTTGGACAAGTTGCCGCTAGTGGTTCAATGGGATACTTTGGTGGTGGAACTTCATCTACTAAACTTATTGAAAGATTTACAAATGAAACTTATAGAAGGGTTATTAGTAACTCAACTACCTTAGATACAGCATGGACTAGTACAACTGTATTAGGTTTAGGTGATGGTGAAGATTTACAGGTTAAACCAGGATACTTAGTTAATCCTGAATCCGCAAATGGTTATTGGTATCCAACTGGTGGATATAGTGCATCACATTACAAATGGTATTTAAGAGAATTTGATACAGATGCTTCAAACAACAAAGGAACTTTAACACTTGATTTTAATCCTAACTCATCGGCTGATTTAGTAGAATGGAATGATACAACAAATAACAAAATATCAATAGGTGTTATGTTTGGTTCATCCGCCTCAACAGTATTTGATGCTGTAAAGGGTAATCAATCATATGGTGGTTCATTGAACTCACAATCAACTGGAAATAATAATCCATTTAGTGATTCTATTGATGTTAAAGGTGATTTCTCATCAATAAGTAATTCAAATGGAACACTAACATTGGGATTAAATAATGCAGGTGGACAAACGATTAATGGTTCAAATGATAAAATTTGGTTATTAATTAGATACAAAGGTACACCATCAAATACATTGGAACAAATAACAGTTTCAGTATCGTAATAAAGAGGAATAGAAAATGGCATATAATACAAGTAACAGGTCGGAAAGATTACTACAAGGTAGGAGATTTACAACAGATAACCTATCACTTACTCAGGAAGCATTTACTGATGTATTTGATTTAGGAGCGGGTGAGATATTTACAGATGATGGTCTTATTCCTTCAGGTAGTACTCAGTTAGCATATAGTGGTTCATCACAAAATGGTGCTATTGTATCAGGTAGTGTTGTTAACCCATCAATCGAAACTGATGTTAACGTACTAAAATATCATTATAGAAAAAAATTAAAACAGGCGGCCGATGGACAAAGAGAAGTTTATTACTTTACAACTTCAGACCCATCCGAAGTTTCAGATACAGTAACATCCGACCAACTTATCGAAGCAGACCAACAAACTAATTTTGTATCACCAAAGTATATAATCGCAAGTGATTCACCAAACAATACTGAGAGTTCTACTCCAGGTTATAAAGTTGTAGTATATAAAGATACTGCGAGTTCAGCGGGAGATATTTCATCTTCACCAGCCGACCCTTCAACTTATGTATTTGATTTTAAAACAGGTGTTTTGACTTGGGTATCAAGTGCACCATCCGCAACACAATTTGTTTATATATCAGTATATCAATATATTGGTAGAACACTTCGTTCACAAATAGATGATGGTTCAATCGGTGGTGGTGGTGGAGCTAGTTCATTCTCTGAGTTATCAGGTGTACCTGCAGGGTTAATTAGTGGTTCATCACAACTTCCAAGTGGATTAATTAGTGGTTCATCACAACTTCCAAGTGGATTAATTAGTGGTTCAACACAAATCGCCACAGAAGTTAGTGGGGCATTTACATCTGCTAGTTCTTCATTGGCGGCTGATTTATTAAGAACTTCAACTTGGAGTGTTGGAGCCGCAGGTGGGGCTTACACATTTGCTGGTCCTGGTTTAAGTGGAACAGAAAACAAACCAGCTCTTTATTTAATGAGAGGTGAAAAATATAGATTTTCTGTAGATGCATCAGGACACCCATTCTACATTCAAACATCAGCAGGAGCATATAACGCAAGTAATGTTTATACTGATGGTGTAACTGGTGGTGGAGCTGTAGATGGTAATGTAGATTTTAATGTACAATTTGATGCACCGAACTTACTTTACTATGTATGTAGTAATCACTCAGGTATGGGTAACGCTATTCATATTTTAAATAAAGATTCAGATGGATTAATTAGTGGTTCGGCACAAATAGTTAGTGGATTGGTAGGACAAAACATATCAGTTGGTGAATTAACCGCTACAAAAGTTGTTACAAACATAGTAAGTCAATCTATCGCATTTGCGACGGGTTCTACAATATTTGGAGATGAAATTACAGATGCTCACCAAATGACAGGTTCATTATCAATATCAGGAAGCTTATCGTTTAGTGAAATTGATGGTGGAAACTTTTAAGATAATTGGGGATTCCATAAATGGCGGCTAATAAGATTAAATTAAAGAGAAGTGATGTTGAATTCAAAGTACCAACGGTATCGGATTTATCATTGGGTGAACTCGCCATAAATACTTTTGATGGAAAACTTTTCTTTAAAAAAAATGATGGTTCTGATTCATTAGAAACTATAGTAACCACTAATGCTCAAATTACTGGTTCTTTGGAAATGACCGGAGCTGTAACTTCATCATTAACTTTAATTACAAACTCATCACCAGAAGGTAATATGTTTACGGTTAGAGTTGGTGGACAAGATAAAGTAACTGTTAATTCGGATGGTACATTGATAGTAAAACCTGTATCAACCTTACCAACAGGTACAGAAGGGGCTTACGCCGTTAGTGGAAGTAACTTTTTCATATATTTATAAAGGTAATAAATTTTAAAACTATATTTATTATAGAACATTTTTAACAAA